CTATCTGGTTTTGTGCGCGTCGATGCAAATATCCAACAGTCGGAAGGCCATTTCGATTGCCTCGCGGAGCCGTTCGTCTGTGTCTTCAATGTCTGCGGTTTCTTGGGTGACGATGGCGATGAGCGCTTCTTGGCTCATCGCACGTAGTCCTTCATCTGGACGAACACGCCTTCTGCGGCTTCGATGAAGTCCCTGCCGACGAAATTGCCATCGCGGTACTGAACCGGGTCGGTGCCACGGAACTTGAAGAAGTAGGTGTAGAGCCAGCTGTGCTGCACAACGCCCTTCACGCCGACCATCGCCGCGATCAGCGAAGCCGCGCGGGTCGTGTCCTTGTAGTCGAGGTGATCGAGCAGCGGGAAGGCGAACATGACCACGTTCTTGCGGTCTGCCTTGGTGGCGAATTCGAAGTGGGCGAATTCCATCTCAGCCAGTGCTTCGCGCACATCATCGACGGCATCGACATGGTATTCGAGCGTGATGAGGGTGGTGGAGCGATGCCCCTCCAGATCGTGACCGCCGTCCCACACCGAGAAGCTGAAATAGTCCTTCTTGGTCTGACCGGCCTGAGCCTCGGCGCAGGCGTCTAGGATCGTCTCGAATGCGTATTCGATTTCTGCGGTTGGCTGGAGGTGAGCGCCGAATTCTTCGGCTGGAGTGGCGGCTTTGTCGGCACTGGTGAAGCGACTGATGACAAGCGCGGGATTGCTGCGCGTGGGCGCTGCGGTGGTCTGGGTAAGCATTTTGCCCTCTCTCTTTGTTGTCCGAATACTTACCCGAAACTCAGAAAAAGGGACCGAAACGGGTCTAAAGGGGGCTTTCTGGCATTGCTCTGTTTGCTATGATGGCCGTGCTGCCGGAGGGCCTCGGCCCACGCTCATGAGAAGGCGCTTAGGGTCCGGCAGTACCTCATCACAGTACATTGCGCGCCGGCGTGCTCATGATACGCTCTTGTTCCATGAGCGCTGTTAAGGCTGAGCCGACTTCTAAGCCCCCTCGGAAAGCGGGCCAGACATTGCCGCCGGGGCTCACCGAACTCGAACTCTATAGAGTCTATCTCGATTACGTTCGGCACGAAAACGAGCTAATCAATCAGCGGAACACGTGGTTCTTGGCCGCCCAAGGGTTCCTGATCGCGGCTGGTGGTTTTCTTCTCCAGAACGGTTTCACAGTTGTCGCCTCGGTGTGGTTCGACATCAGTTACGCGACCCTAATCAATGCGGGCAAATACTGGACGATGTGGCTCGTGTGCTGCTGGTCTGGGATAGTCGTTTCGCGGCAGGCGCTTCGTTCTATCTATGGCGCGAGGAAGTCTCAGGAAGCACTTGAAGTGCTGTGGCTTAAGGCGTCGTCGCCATCGGTGCGCGCGATCCTTCCCGATCTTCGCGGTGGCAAAGATGCTCCTCCCGCTTCGGAAGATAGGGAAGGCAGAGGCATCGGACGCGGTTTGAGCAGTTATACCCTTCGGCTGTGGTGGGGTGGCGGGGCGCTCTCCTGCATTTTCGCGCTTGTCGTCGGCGTCCGCCACGCGCTCACTTGAAGCAGAGAGGGCTATGCTGCCTTCCCCCAATCCAGCCAGTCGTAATCGTTCGCGGCCTGTGCCTGGCCGTAGAGTTCGAACACCGCCTGAGCGAAGCCGCGTGGAGTTTCTGACCTGATCTGCTTTGTCTTTTCCGACTTCCCGCCCAGCTTCTTGAACTGGACGCTGTAGCCCGCCGGAAGCGTCACAGGCTTGCGTGGCGGCAGGCGAAACCCGTTGCCCGTCCAAAGCCATGTCTCTTTCGGGTAGGCATCGCGCGGCGCGATGTATTCGGGCCAGCGGGGATGCACGTCATCGTCTGGCAGGTAGCCACCGAAGTCCGAGGGATCGAAGGTGTAGTCGGGCTTGCGCCACAGGCTGCTCAACCGGGACTTGGGGTTCTCTGCGAACCAAGGGCAACCGGCCTCATTGCCGACCTGTTCGACCGTTCGGGCCAGCTTCACCGCGTTGATCTGGAAATCAGGATCGGCGGCGCGCTTCGCTGCAAAGTGGCGGCTCCCGCTTAACGCCAAGTCCGTGCAGGGCGGGAAGCCGAACACGATAGCAGGCCGGTGATTGACGACGCTCTTGAGGTAGACGGGATCTGTGAGATCGGCCGGGTGATAGGTGATCGTCCCGCCGCTCGGGAATGTCTCAACCCGGCCATCGTTCTGAATGTCGAAGCAGTGGACCGCGCTGCCGTTGATGGCCCACGGACGGCCCATGTTGCCGCTCTCATCGAACAGCGAGACGACGATTGGTTTGGGGTCCGTCATGCCGCACCTCCGAACGTCAGCTTCCAGTGCATCGCTGTCTTTTTGTCGGTTGTGCTGATCTTCCCATGCCCGAGATAGCCTCTGATTTCGGCCTCCCACTTGTCGAAGAACCACTCATCCGACCGCGCGGCGGGATTGGCCTCCAGCCATTCACCAATCCAACGCATCTGCGAGAGGTCTTCGATGCGATATTCGAATGTCGTCATTCCTGTAGCTGGCAGCGCTAGGCGTGCAGCTTCTAGGTCAATGCGAAGTTGAGCGTTTTCAGAACCCAGATCGATACATTTGTGACGCAATTGTCGGTTCGCGAAGCCGACGGCAGCGGAGAGCAGTAGCGCGACTATGCTCAGACAGACGCTGAAAATGGCTGAGGTCATGCTGCACCTCCCATGCGTTCGGCGCGCTTAGCTGCCATCGTCGCAACGCGAGCAGCGGTACGCTTCGCGATCTGCTCAGGCGTTTGCTTCTTCCCGGCCTTGCTCGCGCCGATCCGCGCTTTCGATGCTGGCGAGTGTTGGTCCCCAGCCTGAAAGCGGAACAGCTTCCGGCTCTCGTCGGCGGTGCGGATTTTGGCATCCTGAGCCGTCATCGTGCCACCGCGAACCATCGCCTCGCGGCAGACCCAGCTGCACACCGGACGGAATGGACCGGTCAGGTACGCAGCTAGGGTCTTCTGGCCGATTGCCAGCTTGCTTGTGATGGTGCCGATGCGGCTCCTCGACCAGAGGCCTAGGAACTCATCGAACGTCATCTGGACGGTGATGTCGTTGTTGACGCGCTGGTATTTGATGGCCCTGCAATACTGGTCCCAAAGGACTTCCAGTACGTCTGGGTTTAGGTCGGTGCGCTTGGTCATCACGCACCTACGGACCAACGGATGAGTGCCTGAGCGATCCAGAGGCCCGCCATCACCGCCGCAACCACTGTGAATAGCCGCCCGATGGAGCATGACGGGCATTCGAGTTCAACAGGCGAGGTGAAGAGGTTGTAGTGGTCAGCTACGAACTGTCGCTCATTCCACTTTACTACGACCTTGCCGTGGAAGCGCTGGATGGAAAGTGCTTCCATTCCCGTAGGGTCTTCAACGAAAGCGTCCGCCCAACCGGCATCAATGTCATAAGCGTATGGCTTCGCCAGCTGGACTCCATTGACGAAGAGTTTCTCCACCAAGAGCGAGTGAAAGGATTCGTTTGCGACTAGGGTGCGCGGGGTAGGGATAGTAATGTCGGTCATGTGTCGTACCTCGATAAAAAGAGCCTCGGGAGGGTACGACTACTCCCGAGGCTCGCCGCTCTCGGATCAAGGAGAACGGATGAATCCTGAACGCTGCATCGTACCTGCGTCGATCTATTTATCGGGGAGTGCCCGTTCAGGGCTTCAAACGGTGTAGCGGGGTTTTCCTCCTTCCCCCGCTACCAGTTCACTATAAGCTCTGGCTGATCTGGCGTCATTATTCATGTGCCAGATTTTATAAGACCCATAAGAGTATAAGGGCGGAGCGCTGATGGCTTACTTGGATTTTATAAGAGCCATCTTATCTATAGATAAGATGTTTCACATAAGACCCAGATAATACATCACCACTCCACCGACCTTCGCGGTTTCACGCGAACTCCGCGCCTTCGCTTCGCTCGGTGCTCGTTCGTTGAAACAGCTCTGGTCAGGTGCTGCGCACTTCGGGTTCTGGGTGGCTTCGCCAGATAGTCGTGCTGCGCACGGCCAGTCGCCGCCGCTCCTCCCTGAACTTGAGATAGAAAGGCGGCTGCGCCGAGGGAAAGCGGCCCGACCCGCAACCCTGCCGCTGACGCCCGCGAAGGGTTCAACGGCGGGTACGATGAACGCGGTGCGGTCCTAGTGCCCCGAATGCCTGGCGGGGCTCATAGGGCGGCAAAACGAGCCGCATGGTGTCTTAGATAAGACTCCGGGTGGGCATGGCGGCACGCGGTAATCAGCGCGTGATAGCATTCCACCAAGCTATCCGGGGCCAGCTGCCTCGCATCGTCAGGATGCAGTTCCAGAACCCGGTTAGCCTGCTCGATCCCCGACAGGAGCGAGTGGACGTTGTGGTTGACGATCATCGCCTCCGAAAGTCCGTCCCAAGCGCTCTGAGCCACCGATCCCGGCTTCGGGACAAGCAAGTCCTCCATCCGCATCACGTTGCCGATCGCGCTGCTTTTGACGGGCCAGAGCGCCGACCCGTAACCGGGTCGAACGACCGTGGGTGGCTTCGGATAGGACATGCCGAATTCGCGGGGCGAGAAGCGGGGGTATCCATAGGCTTGCCGATTGCCCGCCATCATCGACGGCGAACTCACATCGAAGGTAATGAGGAAGTCGGGGTCGCTGAGCCTTGCCCGCATACCCCGCTGGATCGCGGTGAGCAGGACGGCGGCGGGAAGATCAGCCATGCCGAGGACGTGAACCCGGTTTCGGTCAGGCCCTAGCAGCTTCTCGTCGTGCATACGGACGAGCATCTTGATGATGTGCCGGAAGTCCTCCCGCATGACGCCGCCAAAGGCCCAGCCGCCAGCCGGAAACCACTTCACCGCTTCGTACCACCTGTCCGCTTCCTTCGCGTCCCGGCCCTGCAATACGTTCAGGAAGCGAAGATCAGTCGAGCGCCGCGCGTCGAAGAAGCGGAGGCTATCGACTGTGCAGCCTAGCGCCGTGTCAAAGTCTGGCCAGGGCGATCCGGGGGCGATTGCGCCGGTCGGAATGTCCAGCGTCATCGCCTCGTCGGTGAAGCGCTCCAGCGCGTCCAGAACCCATGCGCGGGTGACGTTTCCATGCCACTTCGATGGGTCGCCGATGAATTGGAAACCCCCGCTGTCGCCGGTGATCGTGACGCCGGGGCGGCCCTTGTCGAACATGCCGGGTGAGAGCGTACCGTGCAGATTTTGGCCGACCGAGTAGAGCGCGCGGTCTGTGTTGAAGAGAGGTGAGCCCGCGTCGAGGAAGTCCAGATCGGACGGACTGCTCATCCATGCCGGAAGGCGCGAAGCCGCGACCTTCATTCTTGAGAGGCGGGTCGTGTTCGACTGTCCCGCGTAGAGGTAGACGGCGCGGCCATAGTGCTCCGCGCCAGTGAAAGACTGACGTTCCATGATGTGATCCTTGGCATGGTCCCCGGCGCGGAAGCCGCGCCGGGGAGAGGGGTCAGGCGGTCAATTCGACCTGCGCGTCCTGTTCTTCCTCGACCGCGACGGTCTCGGGCTTACGGACTTTCTCGAACAACGCGGGCGACCTCACGCTTTCGATGAGAATCGGAACGAAAAAGCTGAACTGCCCGAACGTGGTGGTCGCGCAGATCAGGACCAACCCGTCGCTGTCGATGGAAAGGCCGACATTCTGGATCGGCAACTGCGCCACCATCCCGATGACCTGAGCGAAGTCCGAGGCCGCAACGCTGACCGAAGCGTCGCCGTTACCCGAAAGGCCATCGACCTTTACCTCGTCACTCTTCCCCAGCTTCGCCGCCAGCTTGCCCTTTGTGATGGTGAGTTTAACCGGATGCTTGCTGCCAGATGCCTTGCTCGCGAACTTCACGAAGTCGGGGTGGACCGCAGCGTTGCCAAGCAGAGAAGAAAAGGCGTGGTCATCGAACTTGCGGACCCTGAGCGTCCACTGCGGCTGAGTGTTGCCGAACGCAGACATGGGCAGGATCGACACGCCAAAGTCCTTTACCGGCGACGATTTGCCGGTCTCAAACAGGAGCCGGCCATTGCTCTCGCTTACGCGCAGGATGGCCCCGCGAACGGTAGGATCGAGCAGCTTGTCGGTGAGGGTGTTGGTCCCCGCACCGTTGATGTGCCAGTTACCCTGCGCCATCCGTCCAGCCACGGCAGCGTCAGGCTCGACCTCGATGACAATGCCAGTCTCGACACGAGACGACGCGATGCTGAGCAGCCCGTCACTGATCCGAATGATAGGCCGACGAGGCGCTTTCAATTCGCCCTCGCGCCGTTCTTCATTCCGCATCAGCGGCAACTCGCTGTCGCCGCGCTCGACAAGCTGGCAAGCCTGCGTGATCGCTCCCCAAAGTCGCGCATCGGCGGTGGCGTTGGCGTCAGGCTCTGGCAGGTACGCAGCGACCATTTTCCAGACAGACGGCGGCAACTCGACAGGCACCAGACGCAACTGGTTTTCATCGCGCATGTGAATCCCGAACGTCGGCACCGCCGCGTTCAATTCGGTTCCGGCGAGCGGGATCGCGATTCCATTGTTGGCGACGGCTTTGCGGTATGGCTCAACGTCCACCGAGATTTCCGCAGGCTCGGCCTTCTTAGCCTTGATGTCGAACTTGCTGGCAACACCAGTCCGACCACCATTCGCCAGCACCCACTCAACGATGTCGAGGGTCGTAGTCTCGGTCAGCGCGCCGTTCTTCTGCGCTTCGTGGAGGCCACCCATGAACTGCGCCGCGACACGAATGTCGTTACGCGCCTTCACCTTATCAGGCTTGTTGCTGATGGCCGAGATGTTCGTTCCGGTGATAAGCTGGGCGACGTTTCCGAAGCGGTCGCTAAGGTCGGATTTGATCCCAGCATCCGAGATCAGCTGCTTGACCGTGGTGTCTTCGAAACCGCCATTGGTTTCGATGAAGGCGAGCCCCTCGACTAGCACGGTGATCTTGTCGCGCTCGCTCTGGACCGCGCCGGTATGCGCCGCCTTGTAGCGCGTGTTGAGATACGAAATTGTGAGATTGGCCGTCATCTTCTTCTTCTCCAAACGCGACCTCCCGGTGAGGGACAAGACATCGGCGAAATGCCGTGGTCGCTATGCTTGGAGAAGTGCTGGGGAATCGAACCCCGAGGATTTGAGCGTGAAGCCCGCGTCCCAGTCCACCGCCTTCTTAACGCCCGAAAGCGCGGGGCGGCCAATGGCGGCGATTCGTGACAGGTTCGTGACACTCAATGCGATTTTGTCGGAGGGGTGAAAGAGCCGGTCAGGTGTTGCGGTTGAGCCACGGCATTTGCTCCCGCCGACAGTGCGCGGTAGCGTCCGTGACAATCGGCCAAGAGGGGGAATGGATGGCAGAACAGGGCGAGCATCCGGTTCACAAGATCGTCACGACCACCAGCGTCATCATCGGTTTGCTCGCGGCTGCCGCTGGGTGGGGAGCGTCTTGGGCGACGATGGGTGGTCGCATCGCGGCGCTCGAAACCGAGACCAAGCAACTGCGTGGCACCATCGCGAAGCTGAACCCGGCGCCAACCGCGCACGAACAGGAATGCGCGAAGATCATGGAGGCGTATTTGAGTGAGGTCCGCACCACCATCGGTGGTCGCGGGGAGGAGATGCGGAAGATAGCTGAAACAGCCGGTTGCATCCCGAAGGATTAATCGGGGTTCACCCAGCGGCTGACTTCTCCAAATGGTGCCACGCCTCCCGATACGGTTCGAGCCATCCGGCTTCGTACTTCCCTATTTCGAGGTAGCCGTAATCGGGAAGGAAGCGCCGCATGTCGCCATCCTTGCGCTGCTGGCCCTTCTTACCCGGCTGATCCAGCCACGCTTGGTGGCACTCGGCCAGTGCGGTCGCGACGACGGCGGCGGGAACGACGTAAGTGAATGGGCCGGTATCCTTCCCCATCGCGAAGTCCACGAAGCAGTAGAACAGAGTAGGGGCTGTCAGGCTCTCGTGCTTCTTGCCCATGTGCCACCCGCCGTCCTTGCCGGTGCTGTTCCGGGTCTTCACCTGGACCGCGCAGAGTCGGTCGCCAATGTCGTCAGTGACGACGATGTCGCAGTTAGGAACGCCAGCCGGGGCGAGCGCCGCGATGAAGCCACGGCGCAACAATTCGCTCATCACGAAGTGCTCTCCTGCTGCACCCGTTAGGCTTGTCGCCGATACCGTCATCGCCGTTCTCTCTTTCTTCGGTTTCGAGATGCAATAGCCGCGTGGATCGCCGTTGCGATGCACGGCGATGTTTGATGCCAGCGCACTACCACGTTCTTCAAACCTCAGGGCATTGCGCCCTTTTGTGCAACATCCCGGAGAATCGCGTGCAGATCGTTCCAGTTCGCAGCAAGTTGATTCCGGCGGCTCAGTACATTCGTATGTCTACCGAGCATCAGCGATACTCGCTCGATAATCAGCGAGCAGCCATTGCGGTTTACGCTGCCGAGCGAGGATTCGAGATTGTCGCGACCTATGAGGACTCCGGGAAGAGTGGTCTCACGCTTCGTGGTCGGAACGCGTTGAAGCGTTTGCTTGGCGACGTGCTGGGAAAGCCGCAATTCCGCGCCATACTCGTACTCGATGTGGGTCGCTGGGGCCGGTTTCAGGACACGGACCAATCTGCCCACTATGAGTACATGTGCCGCGAGGCTGGCGTTCAGGTCCGCTATTGCAACGAGCAGTTCGAGAATGACGGGGGCCCGGTTGCATCCATCTTGAAGCACATGAAGCGGGTTATGGCGGCCGAGTACAGTCGTGAACTGTCCGTCAAAGTCTCGCGCGCCCAGAGGCAACAGGCCCGCCTCGGATTTAAGCAGGGTGGAAGCGCGCCGCTTGGCTTGCGGCGTCAGGTCGTCGACAGGGCCGGGAAGGCGCGGATGATCTTGGCACCCGGCGAACGCAAAGCGCTCGTGTGTGACAAGGTCGTTTATGTGCGAGGCCCGGCAGGCGAAGTCGCCACCGTCCGCCGCATTTTCAGGATGATGGCCGAGAAGAGGATGCGGCTCGGTGAGATTGCCGATTACCTGAATGTGCGGCGGGTCGCGCATCTGAGCGGTCGCCCTTGGTCGCACAATTCGGTTCGCCACGTGCTGACCAACCAGCTTTACATCGGTCAGTATGTATTCGGTCGCCGCTACAATAACCTGGGTGACCGCGTACCGAGTTCGCCGAGCGATGTGGTTCAGGTCGAAATGCTGGAACCTATCGTGCCGGTCGAATTATTTGAGGCCGCATCCCGCAGGTTGGGTGCGACGACAAGAGTTTACTACTCTGACGAGCAATTGTCAGAGGGCCTCTCGCGGCTTTTGGAAGAGAGTGGTTTCCTGTCATCGCACGCCATCCGCGCTTGCTCCTACCTGCCCGCGCCCGAGGTGATTGCGAGGCGATACGGAGGTCTGGAAGCAGCTTTTAACTCCGTTGGCTTCCAGATGCCTTCGCGAAGAAAGGCTGACGCGATGGGCCGCGTTTACACAGACGAGGATCTGTTAGGGATACTGCGTCGCATACATTTCGAACGCGGCTTTCTATCCGGAGCCGCGATAGATGAGGATACGCTGGCTCCGGGACGCAGATTGTACGTTCGCCGGTTCGGCAGTCTTATTGAAGCCTTTGGTCTGGCCGGTTTTGAGACAACGCCGCGAGCCCAATGGGACGCCGCCGCGCTCCGGCGACGAGCCTCTCAAGACGGTGAGACGCGCTCTCGCCGAGCGACAAAGCATCTGACGAAATCAGGCATGCCGCTTTCCGATCTGGAACTTGTGGCGTTCCTTCGGCGCCTTCTCGCTGCTCACGGATACCTCTCAAAAAAGCTCATAGATTCTGTGCCGAGCATGCCATCAAGCAATTACATCGCCCGCCGACTCGGAGGTTTGCGAGCTGCTTACGCAGCGGCAGGTTATGTCAGCAGCCAGAGTGCAATTATGGTTGACGCCCACCAACGGGTTGGTCGCCAAGCCTAACCTAAAAAGGTCTCGCGGCTCCACGGCTTGATCAGTGCGCCTTCCGTTTTGCCCGTTCGGTTTCGTCAGCAGCCATAATTTCATCAAGGAAGCTGGGCGCTCCTTCACCGCCGGCCTCGCGCTGATCGCGCAGCGACTTGTACCAACGCGTCACGAAAGCAGCTGCCGTCTCGGTTGCCATTCGCCGATGCTTCGGCGAGGTGATGTGGGAGTCATGCTCATGGAGACTGGCGATCATCAGGGCGCAGAAATCCACGATGTCATCGGCGGTGATCGGTGTTTCAGGATGGTAGCTTTGCAGCACGTCCAGCATCACCGGGAAGATGACACTATACGCGCCCATCTTCTCCGGGTCGCTGACAGTCCATTCCGACAGACCTATTTTCGGCTCAGGCATTTGATCTCACTGACTGGAAGTGCCTCAAAGGGCGAGAGCGTGCTGCCGTTCGTCCTGCACAGGCGGCGGATTCTCCAGCCGGTCGATGATCGTCTGCGCCATCTCATCGGCGGCGCGGAGCCGCATGTTCTCGTCGGGAACGGTCAGAGCGACACGCGCCCAACCGGCTGATTCGAGGATGGCTTGGCTAATGATCGCAGGGGCTTGGTAGTCCATCGCTGGTCTCGCGGGCGGGGGTTGAAGGTGGTCTCGGAGAGGCGAACGAACGCCCCACCGAGTCGCATGAGCATACGGAACAAACGCGGAACAGGCAACGCGGTTGGGTTAGCGCTTTCGCTTCTCGATTTCGGGCAACAGGTCGATGACGTTGGAATAGATCGCGTCGACCTCCTTCAACTGCTCGCGCGTCTCCTCCTCGAAAGCTGCAATGAACTCCTCGATCGGCATGGGCTTTGGGGCTGGGGAAACGCACCGGCAGAGCCAGCGCCAGAGGGCGGATAACATGCCCATATTTACCCGTAGATGCTCAAGCAGGGGCCTGCGGGTGCGTCGGGCGCCCGTTACGCTTCGGGCGAGGCAGGGGCGTATGCAGGGAGGGGAGCGGGATCTGTCTCAGGATCGGGAAAGCTGCTGCCCTCAGGTGGGGTCTCCCCATTCTGACGGCGCATTGCCAGGGCGATGCGGTTGCCGCGACCATCCACCTGCATCCCGTGCCAGAAGTTCTCGCTGGCATAGCTGGCGAGAGAGCCGACAAGATCGCGCCCTTCATCGGTGAGGCTCGCAGCGTTGGCGTAGAGCAGTTCTGCGACCTTCACGACCTGATCGACCGGTGATGGCTGGCCTGCCAAGTCGAGGAAGCTATCGCGCACCGCTTCATCGAGCGCGGAGGCGTGGTTCATAGCGAAGGAGATGATGGCCGAGCGAGCCGAGACGAGGGAATCGAAGTTCGTTTGCATGGTGATTTACTCCTCGGGCATCAGCCCGTTTGCGCGCATGATCGCTTCCAGACGCTCGATGCGGTCGAGCAGATCGGCGCGGGTGACGCGGTTCAGTTGGGATTGGCGCTCAATGCGAGCGGCAGTTTCAGCGCAGCGGCGCAGCTTCTTGCCGTCGAACTTGTCGCACTGAGTCGGCTCGCGATCCAAACGCACAAAGCGATGAGTTGCCGCGTCATAGCCGTGGTTCGACGGGTGCGATCCAGCATCGACCATGACGAAGGCGCGCTCGCCGGTCTGCTTGTCGGTGACTGCCCAATGCTCCATTGCCATACTTAGCTCTGGGCCGCGTAGAAGTTGCCCGAACCGTAGATCGTTGGACCACCACCGGAGAGACGCCAGACGAATCGGAATTCGTAAGAGGTTCCGCTCGTCAGGCCGCTCTTGGACTGTCCTACGTCGATGTGCCCGCTGGTGGGCTGGGAGTCAGAATCGAATGTGGGCAGTTCGTACTGCGACTGCGAGGGCATGTAGGCATCCCATGAGGACGCGACCTCCGTTCCCACATCGGCCCATGAACCACTGACCGCGCGCCATTGCCATTTGCCCAGACAGCCCTGCGACTGCGAAAAGCTGGTTGAGCCGCTGATGTAGAAGTCGAGCGTCGTAGTGAGAGCGATTGTCCCGCTCGATCCAGCAGCGACTGTCAGCGTGTTGGAAACGCCGGTCGTGTAGGAGGACGATGTGGCCGCGCCAATGGCGGTCGTCGACGCGCTCGTTGCGCCCGAACCACCACCAGCCGGCGGTGCCCCCAGCGTGCGGGTCACGGTGATCGCAACCTGCATCGCAACACTATTGTATGTGCCGGTGACAGTGACCGTGCCGTTCGCGACAGCCGTGAAGGACAGGATGCCCGCGCTGCTGATCGAACAGGTGATGCCCGAGGTTGCAGAGGTCGCCCATGTCGTGCTGCTCGAATAATCGGTGGTGCCGAGGAAGCGTTTGACCGCGACTGTCTTGCTGATTTGCCCGCTCAGGAGCGTGTTCTGATAATCCGCGGCGAAGTCGATGGTGGCGTTCGCCGCAACGATCTGATGCTGGCTGTTGGCGGTCACGTCCGCGTTCGGCTGAATGCCGCTCAGCTTCGTATTTGCCGTGCTATCGAGGCCAGCCAAGTTGGTCGGCCGGCTGCTAACGCTGGTCCATACGGCGGTACTGCCGAGGCCCGCACCATCGGTGATCTGATTTGTGTTGGAGACGAGATTTGACGCGACTACCCACGCGCCAGAGACACGTAGCTTAACAGTCGCCGGGTTCGTGCTGGTGTCGTTCCACAAGTCGCCATCTACGGGCGACGAGGGAGCGGAAGAGCCTGTCGTAATGATGTTCTTGGTTGCGTTCGCGGCTGGCTTCGTCGCGCCAGTGATGACCGAGAAATCTGAACTGGTCGCTGTTGCGGCCTGACCGGCGATCCCGGCTGCGTTGCCGAGCGATGTGATCGCCGCTGCCTCGGTCAACGCGGTTGAACCGTCATCGCGAAGGAGAAGGGTCAACCTGCGATTGGTCACGCGGCTCAGCGTGTCGAGATTGCCACCAGCGCTTAGAAACTGAACACGGCCCGCCATGTTTGAGGTGTTGATGCCGGTGTAAGTCGCCCAATCGGTCTGACCAGTGAAGCCCGCCGCGATGCCGAGATTGGTGATGATCCCACCATCGGTGAGCGTCGTGTTCGTGCTGCTGAAAAGCGTCGAACCGGACTTCGGCTTGACCGTCGATCCGCTGAACAGAATGTCCTTCGCGCCACCACCTTGATTGGCAACATCACAAACGAGGTACATGCGGAGGTTTGGCTGCACGTAGGCCGGATGGGTGTAGGTATAGACGACTGTGCCGTTGATGACCCACTGGAACTGAGTGCCATCGTAGCGAAGTTCCAGCTGCTCGCTGCCAGTCGCGGTGCCGCTCCACGATGCCGCGTTGCCACCACCAATCCAGAAGCCGTACCCGGTCCCACTGATGAGCCAGCCGAACAGGACTTGTGAATAGACGTTGGAGCCAGCCGGATTGAACGTCGACGGGTGATTGGTGCTGAGGCCGATGACCGTGCTGCCGGGGAAAGTAGAGCCATTCCAATTGCCTGAGCATGAAAGGGTGCAAGCGTCGGTGTAGCTCTCCCGGGAGAACGCCCACGAGTAGTAGGCCGCGCCGGACTTCACGACCATGTTGCCGGGGAAGTTCAGGGTTGCTGCGTTCGAACCAGCGGCCACCAGAGTGAGGTTCGTTCCCGCTGATGGAGCGGGCTTCGTTGCGCCGCGCATGTTGTCCCAAGAGCGGTCCGTGTTCGCGGACCACTTGATCCCCTCAAGCGTTCCAGGCGCATCTGTGACGGAGCCAATCGCGTAGAAGGATTGGTTCGGGGCTACGCCGGTCGCGGTGTAGATCGTCGTGTCATTGATCTTGAAGACGATCTCGCCGCCATCATAAGCCATGCGGAAGATGTCGCCGGGTGTGTAAGTCCCGGAGATGCCCAGATTGCTGCCGTTTTTGCGAATGACGTAGCCGTTCGAATAGCCCGCAAAGAACGAATAATCGAGGTTCGAGAGGATGCCATCCGGGAGCACCTGAGTGGCAGCGATCCCCATCCCGGCGATGACGCCCTGACCAGCCGCGTTGGGTGTCCATTCGAGAACGAAAGATGCCGTTTGAGCGAGTTTTGAATAGAACGTGCCAGCCGCGTAGGTGCCTGCGCCGCCAGTTCGGCTCACCTTGTTGCCGGTGATGACAACGGTTGTGGCGGCAGGGTGCGCAGTCAACGCGATGTCGGAGGTCGCGCCAACGGCAACCGTGGCGAGTTTCGTGCCCGCCGCGTTGTCGAGCGCGGTAAGCGTCAGCGGTCGGTCAGTGATCTGGGTGAATAGCTGTCGCGAGTTGTCCACGACGACGCCGGAAGTGCCGATGCCGTTCATCACGCCGGTCGAGACGTTGACCGTGATCGCGCCGTTGCTGATGACAGGCGAGAGCGTTCCAGCGCCGGTGCTGAGCTGACCGCCGCCTGTGATAGTGATGCTGCTGTTGTCGATGACGGTGGAGTTAGTCACACCAGCGATCGGTGTGGGAAGGCCCGAGATACTGGTGAAGTTGGCCTTGGTAGCCGCTATATCAGCGATCTTCCTGCGAAGTGCATCTTCGGCGGTGTAGAGGTTGCCCCAGATCGTGTTCCAGTTCGAACGAACGATACCCGGCGTGTCCTGTGTCGTATCCGTGTAGGCGGGCGTGAGGCCAGCGATGTAGCTGTTCCAAGTCGAGAAGGCCGAGTTGTAGGCTGTGTTCTCGGTCGTGATGCCGAGGCCGGTTGCCTGACTGTTCAATCCTGCTTTCGCTGCGGTGAGGCGCTGAACCTCAAGGATGACTTGGGCCTTCTCGCTTCGGTCGAGGACGCTGTCGCTGACCATCGAATCGAGGCGGGTTTTCTGGGCATTGGCGGTCGCTGCTGCCGCATCGGCGCTGGCGTGCGCAGCATCGGCAGCGGCCTTTGCCGCGCCAGCCGCATCGCTGATTTCCGCAATGGCGGGGCTTACGTCGCTCGCGCTGTGGACGTTCCAGCATCGGTTGTAACCGACGCTCATGTTCCAGATTGGCAGAGCAGCTTTCGGTGATTTGACGTTTCGTATCGCGAGCGCCGACGAGCCCTTCGCATCAACCGTCACCGGTGTCTTGGGGGCGAAGAAGTCGCCGCATGTCCAGACCCCAGCGCTATTGGCGACGAGGTAGCCGCCAGCGTGACGCAGGGCAGCCTTGGCGATTTCACGAACCGTGATCTGGGTAGTCTGATAGTTGTTCCAGCCAACGCTCGAGAAGGCCGCGAACGATCCGATCTTCGCGCCGGGTACGCCCGCGACGGCGAGCAGCTGGGGAAGCGCAGTTGCGACAGTCTGGGAGCCGCTGAACGTGAGATCGGCACTGACCTTCTTTGCGGGGGTTCCGCCTAGACGGAACAAGCCTTCGGCGAGGCAGGTGCCCCATTCGCCAGGCAGAAGGGTCAGAGCCGCGAGCGCGGCGTAGCTGGCGCTATCTGGCTTCTTCTTTGCGTTGTCGAGAGCCTGCCCGAACTCGTAGGGGGTGATTGACGCGACAGGGCCGTAGCCGTGGACCTGATAAATCCATTTTGCCGAATCGATCAGGACCGGATCGATGCAATTGCAGTTGCCGTCCGCGCGTGGTTTGAGCGCGCCCTTCATGCCGGTCGGCCCTTCCACACCACCGGTGCCCGCGTAGGTCGCGGTGAGAAGCGGTTTGTCGAGTGCAGCTTCTGGTCCGAGCAAGGTCAGGGTGGCCCGACCGCTATCAAGTTCTAGGTCGGAGACGCTGCCTTCGAACGTCTGCTTGTAGGAGGAGAACGGGTCGCCGAGATCGCCGACGAACAGGCGACCAAGCGCGCCGTTCCACTCATACCCAGCCCATGCTGCGTTCCCGAATTCGGTGTGAAGCAGGAAGCTGATCGTACCGTAGTCGTTCTGGAAGTCAGTTAGGATGCCGTCCTCAGACAGAGACATAGGCCGCGCGCTTCGGTCTATGATGAGCGGCGACCACTCATACCCATTGATGAGCGTGCCTGAAGCATCGGGAGAATCCGATGCCATGCGAAGGGTGATTGGGGTGGAGCCGTTGAGCGGCGAGACTTCAAAGAGGATGTTCTTGGCCATCCTCTACTTACCATGCCTTAGCTGGTGCTGAGCATCGCCAGTTCGACCAGCATCATGTCGCTTGAGCCGTAGGTGGCCTTGGCGCTGCTGGTGACACGGCCAAAGATGGCCTGATTTTGGAGGTATGCCGGATCGGTGTCAGGGATGCAGAGGATGGCCTTGCGCTTGCCGATTGCCCTGAGCATCGGGAACCACTTCGTCCAATAGTCAGCCTCGGACAGTCCCCACACACGCGGTTTTATCGAAACTCTGGTCCCGTACAGATCGGCGTCGACGAATCCGCCATCCTCGCTGGCGTCGTCCTCAAGGCCCCAGTCCGTATCCAAATCGAGGCCAGCGGCTTCGATGCGCGATCCGATGACGAGGCGTTGCGCCTGAACATAGCCAGCCGGGTTGCCGGTGGAGGTGATGTCGATGCGGACGAAGGGTGAGGTGATCGGCGTGGGAAGCTGATAGATCGAAATTGCGTTGCCGCTTGCTGGCGTGGTGCCTGAGTAAGCGCTGATGGTCTGGTTGAGGGCGAGGCCAGACGTACCAGCAACCGCTGCTGCGCTTGCACCGGCCCTGATCTGGATGGTGTCGGTGGCGCGGAGGTTGCTGTTGACGAGAGCAACCGTGTCCCACGCGGAGCCGTCAAGCTGCACGGTGGAGTAGATCCCCGACAGGCCGTTGGTGCGCCAGACCAGTCCCGGCCGATCTTGGTTCAGGTTGGACGCGGGTGCGACTGATGCGCTCGATCCGACGACTGTGAAGGGCTTGGGCTGGACGAATAAAGCGGTCATCCGCGCACCTGCACAAGCGTGGTGCCTGCCGTCTCATTCACGGACGCGCTGACGATTTTGAGGGTACGTCCATCGCTAAGTGCGCCAAGCCCTTCCAGGATGAAGGAGGGAGGCCCGCCAACGAAGTCGTCCGGGGTCAAGATGTCCGCAATCTCAAACTCGAAAGCGCGGGGAAGCGAGTTCTCCGCGAGGTACTTGGATGCAATCGCGGCAGCGCTGGCCGCGTCGATCTGGGTTTCGATAGTGATGTCGCGGGATGATGGGTTTCGCGCCTTCACCGCATAAGCCGGTGTTGGCGTGGCATATCGGTATTCGTTGGTGACGAATGCTGCGCGGTTGGGATCGGAAACGGTCATGCCGTATTTACCGCGCCGTTAGAGCGCGCTCATCTGACCGTTCCAGTAGCCGCTGCCGCGATAATCGACGGGCGTCTCGGCTGGTGTCTGGGCTGCGAGAATCTGGCGGAGCAAGTCATTGGTGATGCCCTGCTGGGCAGTCATCCGATCTGTTCCCGCTGTGATTGCCGCTGTCGTCGGATCGCTTGTGACCGAAGGGGTCGCAGTGGAGGCGTTTACAAGCGCTGAGACATTCGAAATTGCTCCAGCCGCCGTGTCGCGGATCATGCCAATGCCGGTCTGGTATTCGGTCGAGTTCACCGCGTAGATGCTGCCGAGGTTGGCGAGCATCTTGTCCGCCAAGGTCTTGAATGCGTCCTCGTTGATGGTCTTGCCTCCTGCAACTTCCGCGTTCAGGCCAGCCATCTGCTGCATTTGACTGGTTAGCTGCGACAGCGCGGTGAACCCGCCAGCATCGCCGTTCAGTTGATCCAGAATGTCTTGGAAGCCCTTAGTCTGGTCCTTCAACACCTGCTGCAATTTCATCGCGCGGTACTCGTCCAGCTTCGTCAGGTCGGACGTGGCAGCGCCCACCTTCAGCATCGTCTCACGCAACTGGTCGAGAGGATCGGTGACAGCCTTGATCGCTGATCCAACGGGATCGGTGATGGATGCCATGTCGCTGAGAACACCAGCCCAGCTTTGCGCGAAGCTGGTGGCAGCATCCGCGCCGAGGACTTTGAGAGCCTTTCCGACCACATCGGGCAAGCCGGTGATGATACCCTGTGAGATAGCCTGCTTGACCGCATAGGCGACCGCTTCGTCTCGGCCATCCGTGCCGAAGTCCACCAGGCCGGATTTGAAGTTCTTGGAGTGCAGTTCGCGACTGGTTTGCTGGCCGTCCAGAACGCGCCACTTCTCGTCCCATGTACCGATGGTGAGGTTTGGCGTGCCGGTCAGTTTGCCACCAAGGCCGCTGGCGATCTGGTTAAGCTGGTTCAGGACTGCACCGGCTGCGCCGCTTGCTGCCTGCGATAGCTGGGAATTGGAGCCGCGAACGCCGCCAACAGTCACATTGCCGTCCGCGCCCTGAGTGAACGAGGCGTTGGAGGATTTGGGCTTGTGGAAGATGGCTCCGAGGACGCCACCAATGACCGAAGCACCAAGCGCGATCAGCGGGTTGCCTGTCAGGCCGCCCAGCGCTCCACCGATCTTCGCGCCAGTGCCGCTGCCCTTGAGGCCAAGCGCTTCGCCGAGGTTGCCGATCTGCTCGCCGATCTGGAGGCCCGCGAATGCGCCACCGACTGCTTTGCCGATGCCTTTCACGAGCGGGCTGTCTGCGCTGCCGAACAAGCCGGTGATGCTGTCGGCCATGTTCTTTGAGTTCTTCGAGAAGTCGCCGACCGATCCGAAGACGCTGCCCAGCTGACCGACAATCTCGCCCAACTTGCCGCCGATGGCATCGCCCCACTGATTGAGGACATTGCCCAGCTTGCTCGCAAAACCGTCGGCTGCTTCGCCGACTGCCTCGCGGAATTCATCGCCTGCCTTCTTCACGCCAGCCGCAAATTCGGCCGGACTGAGCGCTCCCGCATCGCGAGCGGCAGTCATGTTCTTCATGCGCTGCTCGTACAGGGCAGAGGCGTTGGCCCGGCGGCCCTCGGCAGTCTCACCGTAAGCGCCCTTAGCGAACCCGATAGCGCTCTCTAGTTCGTCGTTCTGGCGCTTGAGGATGCCAAGGCGTTCGGCGTCCTTGCGGGCCTGAGCCTCCGCGATCTTGTAGCCCTCGCTCTGGAGGTCCACGCCGCGCGCAATCGCATCGTTGCGGAAGTCCAGCATGGAGCGCTCGACGCTCAACTGGTCCTCCGACATGCCCGCCAGGCGCTTGCGGTAGAGTTCTTCTTCGCCAGCGATCGTGCGCTGTGCCTGATTGTGTTTGTCGAGTGCGTCGGTGAGGAAGCGAGCCGTACGAGCCTGCTGGGTCAGGATGCCGACGCGCTCTCTCTCCTGTGCGTTGAGGTCGCGCCCGACGATCTTCTGTAGCTCTTGCTCCTTGCGGTAATCCTCGGCGGCCAGCGGAAGCAGCTTCGCCAACTCGACTTCGCCCTCAAGGGATTTCCAGAAGTCGGCTTCGGCTTTCGCCTTTCGCTCTGCATCATCGGCAGCTTTGCTCGATCCGCGATTTCCGCTGTTCCCGCCACCACTGGCTGGGCTGGGCCGTGTTGACGGTGACGTGCCGCTATCTAGACCACCACTGCTGCTGCCGCTTGCGCGACGAATACCGCCCGCGCGACCTACAAGGCCCTTCGCCATGTTCTCGGCTTCATTGCCAAAGCCGCTGCTCCAAGCCTTGCCCATTTCGCCACCAAGGGCGTTCCAAGGGCTCGCTACTGCTGCTGGCTTGGGTGGCGCGACCGCCCGCATTTTGACTTCGTCGACGTGGTCATAACCTGCGCCCAGCTTGTTCGCGCCATCGATGGCCCAATTGATTAGGCCGATGGCGCGGTTCACCCACTTCACGATGAAGCTGAGGATCGAGCCGAGGACATTGCCGATGCTGGTAGCGATGGCGCTGCCGACCGAGACGATGCCGTTGTAGATGCTCATTACCGTTTGGCCGATGCCGACAACGACATTCTTTGCGCCGGTTAGGATGCCTTGAAGCGTCGGCCCGAGTGCTGCCCAGATCGTGGCGGGCAACTGGTTGAACAGGACGACAAGGACATTGAAGCCACCCCTGAAAATGCCGATCACGCTGTCGATGATGCGAGCAGCGCCGATGACGATACCTGAGGGGCTAAAATCCAATCCTTTGAAGTAGTCCCCGAACCACGCTTTGAAGCTGTTCCAGAGGCCCTTGATGTAGTCGATAGGACCGGCAAACGTCTGGCCAAGCCAGTCACCGACGCCAGAAAACGCGCCAGTGACCTCCGTGCCGATGCCAGAGAGCCAATTGCTCAGCGCGGCTTTCGCGCTGTCCACGCCTTCGCCGACCATCTGCCAAGCAGCGGAGCCAATGTCGCCCCATGTCACGGCATCTGCTGCGGCTTGCTGGTTCAGGCCGAGGTACGCAGCGACTGATGAGGTCGCGCTGTCCACCCAACCACCGATGGCACCAAAGACCGAACCGACCGTGTTGCCAATCCAGCCGATTGCCTGAGCGATGAGATTGAGCGCGCCGGTGAGCACGTCCAAGCCCTTCTGCATGTTGCCCGCGCCGCCGTGGAAGGAAGCGAACATCTTGGCGAAGCCGTTGATGATCGAGCCCACGGCTTGGATGACCGCGCCAATGACGTTGCCGATGCTGCCGAGGAGTGGGGTGACTAATGAGATGCCAGCGGCAACCGTCTGGAGAATGCTCTTCGCGGCTGCGCCTAGCTGCCCACCGCCGATGGCCGCAAACATCTGGAACGATGCATCCTGCACGTTCGACATTGCCCCGGAGATGGTGTCCATCTGGCGGGCCATTGCGCCGGCGAATTTCGTGTTGCCGATGCTCTCCAGGTACGTCTGAATATCGCCCGCGTTCTTCTTCACGATGGTGGTCACGCCGTTGAACGTGAAGGCAACCGTGTCGGCGTTCTGCTTTGCCTTGATGCCGAACTCCTTGAGGCGTTCGAACTCCATCGTGGAAGCGTCGGCTACCGCTTCGATCATCTGGCTCAGGGGTTTGCCCATCGCAGCGGCGGTGTTGCCGAAGCTGGTAAGCGCGCCCTCTGTGGCGTTCAGGCCGAGGGTGCGGAGTTTGATGAAGCCTTCGACCGATTGGCTCAGATCGAATGGCGTTCGGGAGGCGAAGCCGACGAGCGCGGCGTAGCTGTCCTGTGCCTTCTTCAAGTCACCGGTGACGGTGAATAGGTTGGCTTTCCAGACCTCGACCTTGGATGCTGCTTCGATGGATTTGACGGCAATCGCGCCGACCGCGACCGCCACGGCTGCAATCGCGCCGCCCATGAGGCCGATGCGTCCAAGCCCAGCGGCTAGTTCGCCAACGGCTGGGACAGCGCTTGCTGCCTTGCCCCTGATACCGTCGAGGACGCCGCCCAGCTTGCCACCGCTGGTAGCGCCGCCCGCCATAGAGCGGCCCAGGTTCTCTAGGGAGGAGGAGAGATTGTCGTTTGCTCCCTTGAGGGAGTGTCCACTCCGAATGATGGATTGGTACGCGGCGATGGCGCGCTTAGCGCCCATCTCGGATGGAGATGGGTCGATGACGATTTGAATTGCTGCTGATGGGTCGGGGCCTGCCATCCCATATTTAGTGGGAGGCAGGCCCTTGGCTTATTTGGCCTTGGAACGGCGTTCCGCATCCTTTGCCGCCTTTGCGACAACGTGGTTGTCCAAGCGGCGCATGACCTCAACGAAGTCTTCGGTTTCAGCGGCGGTCAGGTTGTCGCGCTGTGCTTCAAGCCTGATTGCTGGGACGGGGATCGGGCTGATGCCCATTCCGACCGGGCGAACCGTCGATAGCTCGCTGAAGACGTGCCAATGGTACGGCCATTCGAGTTTTGGGGCTGCTTCTACGAGGGCGATTGCGGCTTCCCTGCCAATCGCTGCTTGTTGTTCAAGCAGCGGGCCATCGCCGGTTTTCCAGTCGTAGAAGCTAATCAGTTTCCCGAGACTTCGTCCGTATCGATGCGCTGGAAATTCAGGACATCCTGACATTCAACGAGCAGGCGATCCACGACGTACTTGGTGCTCTCAAGCGCGAAGTAGGCAGCGGCGTTCGCCTTGGTGAAGGGCACTTCCTTGCCACCTGCGGTGACGCCCCTCCAGTCGAGCAGGATGCATTCTAGGAACACCTCCAAAGCGATCTTGCGATAGAGGGTATTGCGCTGCTCCTCCTTACCCGCGTCATCGCCAGCGAGCAGGCGCAGTTCGCGCGCGTACTTCGTCCTCTGGCGTTCTTGGGCGAGTTTGATCGTGCGGCTTTCGTTGTTCAGCATCGCGCACTTGAAGTCGCCCCAATGGCGACGGTTCTCACCATGAACGTCGAACCAACGGCCTTCCTCGGCAGAGGTGGTGTCGAAGCGTTCTGGAATATCGAATTGAATAGCGGCCATTTTTGGCTCTCCCTGTTGTTGTTACAGGATATTTAGCCGTCACAGGAATGGCGCTGGCCGGAGCCAGCGCCACCCACACCAAGCAGAACAACAAAGGGAGAGAGCCCCTTACAGCTTGGTGATAACGAAGTTGGTGCCCTGAGTGGCGTCGTAGCCGCCCTTGAACACGATGTTGGTGAAGGCGCTGCCGTCACTCTGCTCGATAGTCGGAACGTCACCGTAAGCGGCTGGCAAGCTGAACGACATTCCAGTGCCAACGCCACCAACCGCAAGGCTGACGGCCTGAGCCGACCCGGTGATCGCCGACAGCGCACCATTGCGGTAAGCCTTGATTGTCAGGGTCACTTCCGTGGTGCCGTTCACGCCGAAGGCGAGGCCAGCGTTCGATCCGATGACCGGGCGACGGGTACGATCCACCTTCCAGTCCAGAGTAAACTCAGCAACGTCGAGCGTGACAGCGCCAACCGTGATCGACGGTGCATCAGCAGCCGTGAACTCGTTATAGGTTGCAGTTGTCGCGACGAGCGGGTTGTTGGTGGTGAGGTTAGCGAAGTCAGCACCGATGACTTGGAAGCTCGCCATCACGCCTTCGTTGCCCTTCGCGGACAGCGAGAAGCCGGTGGCCATGAGCCCCTTGAAGTTCATGATGTCTTGGCTGCCTGCCGCTGATGTGCCGTCCAGAACTGACAGAACCGAGAAGCTGCTATCCGTGATGCCAGCTTTCAGGGTGTTGGTAGCGAAAGTGCCAGAGAGTGCGCTCTGTAGCAGCACGTCCATGAACGGTGCTTTCTGGAAGCGCATTTCGAGCGAGCCATCGACCATCTTCATGCCCTGCTTGGAGCCGTTGTTCGAACGGTTCGGCATGCGGGTTGGACTGGCGATCTGCGTTGCGCTGGCCGTCAGTAGAGGTGCGTCGGGAGCGAGGGGAAGAAGGTGTCGAGTGACGGTCGCTGTGGGCGTCACTCCAAAGGTAGTCTCTGCGATCAGAGAGTGCTGAATGTCACTGGATGAAACTAATGCCATGCGTGTGCGGGCTCCTATATTTACCGAGCCGCAAAACAGGCTCCCGCATATTTATTCGTGGGGGTGGGGTCAGGCGGTTCGCCTGCTTTCCCAGAAGATCGTGCAGTTCAGCCGAGCGGCCTCACCCGAGCGCGGAGCAGGCGTTGCATTGCCGATTTTGTAGACCCGAAGTCGCGTGTCGGCGCTGCGCCAGCTACGGAATAGAGCCTCGAACCGCGCGAGAATGTCGTAGCCGATCGAGATCCCCTTACCCGCCGGAATGAACACCTGGAGGGTGGCTGTGCCTAGCTGCTCATAGAGCGGGGAAGGTCCGGTGGTCGCTGCTTGGCTGAACCCCGGCGAGATTGTCCATCGGCACCAAGGCTGGGTCTCGTCCACAACTTGTGCTGGCTGGTTCTCAACGAGGATCGGTAAGTCGGTATTGTCGGGATCGAAGGCGCTGAAAAGGCGCTCGTCCAATGCGGCGCGGTCGTCGGAAAGCATCACTTCCCTCCGAGCCGGGTGGCTGCTTCAATGGCGTTGTCGATCCAGCCGTCAGGCGCTTGCTTGGAATGGCCGTGGACGAGGTACGGGCCGTATGCGGTGGTATTCTCGACCTTACCGTTCTCGAACGGCTTCTGCGGGGTTTCGACAGTCCAAGCGCCACGGAACGTGCCGGTATCGACCGGCGAGCCTATGACGACATTGCGGTGAACATCGGTCGTGATCTTCTGCGCGACATGGACGACTTTCTCCTCGATCAGCTTGTTGAAGACGGCCTTCTTGGCGATCAGGTCCGAGAGGTTGATGCGGACGGTCATCACGACACCTCCGCGAGATAATAGATTGCCTGGCCTTGTGGGGCATGAACGGTCACGCTGCCGACCGTGTAAGTGAACTCGCCGAGGGTCAGCTTGTCACCCTGCGTCGGCTTCGCGGTCATGGTCGCGACCGTCTTGGTGGTCTGGCGGCCCTGTTCGTCCGTCACATCAACCGGCGTCACCACAGCCTGAACCGTCTGCGCGGCTGGGGTGGTAACTAGGGTGGCGCGGCCTGTGCGCTTGTCGAAACTGGCGATGGCTGGGCCGGTCGCACTCAGGGTCGCTGGGGCGCCAAACTCGGCGAGCAGTTCAACCGCGAGAGGTCCGAATTCTTCTAGGAGGTTCATCGCACCAACCTCCCGAACGTCACCGCGTTCGTGGTGGTGAGCATGAGGGGGGCGAGCAGGGACGTGACGAGCGGATAGGGATCGGCTGGGGCGTCACCGTATTCGGTGCTCTTCTTCATCCCGGCCAGCTCTTTCGCCTCCTTCGCCACCGGCGTTTCGGCGCGGATTGGGAAGGGCTGCTCGTTCGTCGCTAGGTCGCGCGCGATGATGTAGCGGGCGGTACCTAGGAGGGTGTCTTCTGCGCCCGTAGAGGGGTCACGCAGGGCATAGCGCATTCCGATGTAGTCGGACGCCCGAACGAGGGCAGCTTCCCGCACAGGGGAGGATAGAGCCGCCCAATCGGTGTAGCCGCGCGCGGCGTTGAAGGTGTTTGCATCGTCAATATCGGCCATCCGCTATTTAGCTGCACCTGCTTGCAGCTAGGTCGGGCGAGACCTACTTAACCGGGATGGCAGACGACCTCGACAATGGCTTCATGGATAAGCTGGGAAACATCGAACGCGCTTGGAAAGCGGCGGGCGATGACGTGTTCCAGCCCTACATCAACGCGCGAGAGATTCCGCCCCAGACGGTGATCGACGCATTCGCGGTGATCTACGGCACCAGCGACAATGGTTTGCTCCGCCAGATCGCTCGCGCGGCACAGGCGCAGGGTAGCGACTTCCTGAGCAATTACCTGCCAGCCTGACATGGAGAACCCCGACACATCGCTGCGCCGGGGCCGCTCTTTGGAAGCTGATTAAGCGTTGTTGAACTTGACGAAGCGGAAGCCAAACTGTGCGTCCGGTGCCACCTTGTCCCAGCTTGCCGCAGCTTCGAGGTACGACTTGACCTGTGCCTGGGTGGTTGGGATCGCGCCCTTGTAGTCCATGCCGATTGGAGCGAGGACGCGGCTGAAGCGCGAGTGCAGAATGTCAGCACCACCGCCATCAGCGGCATTAGCCCGACGCTCGACTTCGAAAGCCTGCTGCGCGGTGCCTTCGCCGTAACCGAGAGCGCCGAGGCGACCGATGGTCACTTCGTCGTTGGTTAGGGTGTTCGACTTGAGCAGGATGAAGTCCTGATAGGTGTCGAAGCGGGTTTCGGTCTTGGAAGCAGGAACGTAACCGTTCTTCTCCTGACCCTGTAGCTTGGCATAGCGACCGTGGCTGACGATCATGACCTTGAACAGCGAGGACCACTCTTCAGCAGTCGCAACCGCGTCGAAGATGACCTGCATGTCGAAGTCGGTGTTCACGACCTTTGTGATCGCGGTGTTCGCCGCCAGCTTCGTGCGAACGCCCTTCAGCGTGGAAGCCAGAAGGCTCTTGCTGACCGCGTTCTGATACCCGGCCAGACCTTCATATAGGTCGCCCTGACGACCGTATTGAGTGACGATCTGGGTAAGGTCGGTGGTGCCCCAAGCATAGTTGAGGTCCAAGCGCATTGCTCCGTAGCTTGCGCCTTCCATCTTGCCCACGCTGCCTTCGCTGTTGATGTTGTCGCTTGAGACGTTGAACACGTCAGCGTTCAGGGGCTTGCGGTAATCCAGAGTGACCTTGCGAGGGCCACCATTCGCCAGTGCAGTGACTTCCGCACTGGTAGCAGTCAGGCCGGACTGAACGAGTTCATTGCTGGCTTCGCGGATCGCGTTGACGCGAATTTCCATCTTTCGCTCTGAACCCGCAAGACCAACGATAGTGGTATTGTCGATTGCCATATTTGGTTATTCTCCAACTTGTTGAACGACGGCCCACAAGTCGGAGCCGGGCAGGCTATCGACCTGCCCGGTATTTAGTTCGCTCGATGGATTGCCTCAGACCTTGAGGTCTGGAGCGTGGATGCGGTCACAGAATGCGTTGCGGTCAGCGTCAGCCATTCCGTCGAGGATCGCCCATTCTGCTGGGGTTGATGGTCGCTTGATCAGTGGCGGTTGAGCCGTAGCGCTCGATCCGCCTGTTGCGCCCCCACCGCTGTTGTCGGCTGGGCGCACGAAATGAGCGCCGTCCTTGCCTCCGAGGTATTCAGCAACGTGATCGCTGATCGGTTTGCCGTCGATGGTCGCAACACCAGCCTCGTAGCTGACCTCTGCCTTCATCATCGCTGTTACGGCGCGGACCATTTCAGGGCGCACATTCCCGTCTGCGATTGCTCGGGCAATCTCATTATCGACGCGAACGGTGCGAAGGTCGCTGTCCAGTGCGTCGTACTTGGCCTGTAGCTTCTGGAGTTCTTTGGCGTGGGCGCTCTTGAGAGCGTCAATGTCGCCATTGCGTTCAGCCGCTTGCTGAGCAGCTTCGTCGGCAGCGTCCTGAGCAGCTTGTGCCTGCTGCTTGGCTTTCTGCTTTTCTGCGACGATTTCCCTGTTCTTCGCTTTCACCTTTTCCAGTTCAGCGCGAAGTTCTTCGATGCCACCTTCGTCGGTGGTCTGTTCTGTTGTATCGGACAATGTATCCTCCCGGCACAGCCGTTGTGGTTACTCCCACATGGGAGCCGGGTATTTATTGGAGGGGCGAGTGGGCTGCGCGCTGGGGCTGGAATGTGGAAGTCTAGCCGATTGGGTTTCTGGCACCGGCACTTGGCTAGCAGTCTGTGCTGCCCTCGCTGTGGCCTATCGGGATCATAGAAGCCGCCGAGCGGAGAAGGACGCGGAAGAGGTTCGCGAGGCCGAGACAGAGAACGCATTCCTTGTCGAAGCGCTTGCACTCTATCAGTCGATCAAGGGTTCAAGCGCAGACGTGCTGCAACAGTTCTCAGACAACGAGGGCGTGAGTTTTGACGGCTGGAAAGCAACTATGCGTCGGGCGCGAGAGACGGCGCTGCGCTACCAGCAAATGCCCAAAATCAACCTCCGCGCCTATCAGGCAATGGAGGAAATCATACACCTAAGCCGCCATGCGGAAACGATTGAGGACGACATGGGGGATGCGGAAGTCCTGATCCAGTCGATCCATGCGAACTGCATCCGCTCTTCGCAGGCCATCGTGGAAAGCCCGAACCCGAAGGCGGTCTTGAAGTGGTGACGCTAGTCGAGAATTCTGCCGTACCGGCTGCATAGCTGATCGAGGGTCAGGACGGTGCCATCGCCGGTGATGAAATCCTCCAGCTTGAGTTTGCCCGACCGGAACAACTCGGCGCGTGTCTTACCTAAGACTTCCTCCTGCGTGGCTGCGCCCTTGTCCTTCAACCATTGCGCGAAGGTCGTGTCCCCGGCGACCTGACCGTCCATGCTGGCGCGCTTGCTGGCTGGCAGTTCGTCGTGATCCAGACCGAGTTCGCGGAAGCTCTTGGTGACAGCAACGCTGAGCGAGCGGCACCGAATGTGGCGCGGCGGAATCGGGCCTTCGCCTATAGGGAAAGTCTGGCCGTTGAGACCCGCACAGGTGATCGTCGTGCGACCGTCGAGCGTGGCGAGATATTGCCATGCTTTGACGATGTGGTCGTTCGCCCGCCATGTGTGTTGAGCGGCGACATTCGAGACGTGATTGACGGAAGTGCGGACCAGCGATTGCGCGGAGCGTCGGCTGATTTGGAGGACGCCATCGCTAAATGCGCTGGCCTTCGATCCTCGGATACGGCGGACAATCGCGTCCGTGCCTTCACCCTGAACCATGCCCAAGCGCACCGCTTGGCCGATCCGGTCAATGCGGCCCTGGGCCATGCCCTCGGTCCATGCCGACAACAGGCGCCCCTCAAGCGGTGCTTCCTCGACAATGGCCCGTAGCAGGGCGGGAGCGGGCAGTTTCGTCCCGAGGTCCACGCCGATGCTCGCGACAAGGGCTTTGCGTTGGAAGTCGGCTTCACCCTTGGCAAACTCCGTCAACTCCGTAGCGAGCACGTCATGCAGCTGGGCGTAGATCGCGCCGTTGATTGCCCGGACCTCCTCGAGCAGCGCATTCAGGCGCTTGATCGATGCAGGGGAGAGGGTGAGGCCGCGTTCTTCGATCCCGGCTATCCCAGCGGCCAGCTTGTCGAGAATGTCCTTGTCCGCGCTGTTGAGCAGTCGGACGGCTTTGTCGCTAAGCCCCGCTCCATAGCGGAGCAGGGCGATGGCGTGTTTGATGGCCCGGTCACGCAGGGCTTCGTTGACCGTCGCCATTAGACTACGGCGCTCGGCCGATCCTGAGCCTCGGTCTTGGTGCGTTCGATTTCGTCAGTAGGTTCAACGGTGGTCGGAAGGATTTCACCGTCGCGCAGCGCATAGAGGTAGGTTTCGTGCGTGATCGCACCGGCCAGCCAATCGTTGCGAAGTTCAGCGTGGTCCTGCGACGACATTGCCTGCGGCATGAAGTCGAGGTTCAGGCTGTAGGCGAGGTCCGAATTGGCCGGGTCTGCCCATCGAGCGAATAGCTTGAGTGCTGCTTCGATCTTCCGGCTCACCGTGCGAGTGAAACCCGCCAGCGCAGCGTTCTCGGCTGCGCGTCGGATCATCTGGGTTTCGGCTGCTTCTGGCGCTGGCTTCTCAGGCGCTAGGATCGAATGGCCGATGGTGCTGAGTTCGTCTTTGATGTCCTTGAGGTTCGTATCGACAATCTCCGCGCCCTTGGGATCGAACTCGAACCAATCGACCTTGGCGTCCTTGTCCTTGATCTCCCAGACTGCTCCGGGGGAAATGTCCCAGCCGGGCTCGACTTCATTGCCGTTCGAATCCTTCGCGCGCTCGAAGCCGACAACCGTGACGATCGGGCTCGACGTGAGGTGCAGGATCGACGCCATCGTGCCTGACAGGCGGTAATGGGCGAGGTTCAAATCTACGCAGTGTTGGATTTGGCTAGGCTGCGGCGTCAGCTTATCGCTGGTGCTCACCAGCACGAACGGGATCTCGGTCAGGGCAGCGCCATTGATGCGCGGGATCGAGGAGCGGACGAGGGCAAAACCTGCGTCGGTGTTCTGGTGCAGGCGAACTTCGTATTGCCCAGCGTCGTTGAGCAGCAATTCGCGGACGGTATCTCCATCGTCTTCTAGCAGACGGACGCGCACCAGTTTGCGGGCGTTGTCCACGATGCCCGCGGTCACTTCCAACACGCATTCGCCAACGTACCCTGCAACGCGAGGACGGAAGCCCAAGCGGTCTGCATTGGCAGCGCTTAGGCCGGTGAACTCCAAAGCGTCGGGGTGATCGACCAGAACGCCGGTGTAGTTCGTGACCTGTGTTTCGCGGACGGTCCATTCGGAAAAGTCGTCCAGCGATTGGCCGTCTGGCGTGATGACGAGGCTGAGAAGCTGGACCCGCGCGCTTGTGCTGTTCAGCTGTGGGCGCTTGCGGAAAATGAGGCCCGACAAGCCCTGCACGATCTTGGTGACGGCTGGGTAGAAACGGGTGCGGTCCTTGTGAGCGCAGTATTCAGCCGCGCTGTCGTCGGTGCGGACTTTCGGAAGATACCGTTCGCCGGCTGCTTTGACGGCATCCTCGCCGTCCACAAATGCGCGGTTCTTGGCCCAGCGTGCATGCCAACGCGCAATCTCTGGGGTGGGCTGATTAATCGGTGTGTCTTGGGCCATGTCTCCTCGGTGCCAACGGCGCTTTAGGGTCGCGCCACAGGCGCACGCTGCCAGCGCACAGCACCGGCTTCGTACTTAGCTGGTCGAGGATTCGGCCTTGAGGGTCAGGATGGTGCCGCCCGAAAATACGTCGCGGTCGCAAGCGATCTGGACAGCCTCAGTCGGGCACTTGCCCGCGAGCATAGCGCCGAGGGCAAGGTGCGCGCCGGACCCGGCAGCGTATGGCACAGGCAAGCGTAGAGCGCGGCACTTCTGGTCGTAGACGACGACCTCGCGGGTGCCATCCGCGACGATAGCGGTGAACTCCTCATCGAGTTCTGGCGGATCGCCCTGACCGTCCCGCAGCCAATTGCGGAATGCTTCGCAGGACGTGAGTACGCCAGCGCAGCCAACCACCCGGCCATCTTCAAGCTGCTCGACCTTCCGATAGGCGGTGGCTTCAACGATGTGTTCAGCCGTAACGAGGCCATCCGCCGCCATCGTCACGCCGTCTGTTGCGATGGTCGTCATTAGCGGAGCCGATTGCCGCGACGGGCGAGGGTCATGCCCGGCTTCGGGCCGTCTCGGTCCAGGTGGGCCAATTCGATTAGGGCGTAGACAAGCGCATCGAGGCGGTCAGGCGAGCCTTTGAACGCGGGAGCGCCATACATACCCATCTGATCTTCCAAATCGGTCAGGGCGCGAGTGGGATGATGCACCTTGCCGCGCTCGTAGAGGGTGGCGACAGGCTCGGCGCGAAGCTCTTTGCCCCGGTATGCCCGAACATCGCTAATCGGGAGGTGCTGGTGCCCGTTCGCCCTGAGGTTGGCGCGCACTAGGTCGCCACCCTGATTGACCTCCGCGATGATCCTATCTGCCTGATACTCCACGAACAGAGAATCGACCTTCTTGGCCCACTGCGCGGGGTCGTAGCGACCGCTCGCATCAGCAAGAACATAGAACTCGCCACGAGAGCAGATGCCCGCGACCACGATGCCGGTGAGGTCGCTCTTGGCGTGATTGGTGACGGCTGGATCGACCGCGATGACGATGCGGCTCAGTTGGTCAGAGTCTATGTCGGCGCGGGCTTTGTCGATGTCGTCCTGCTTGAACAGGGCGTTCTCGTTTACGTCCGACCACTCACCAGCGACGAAGCGGCGGCGCTCCCTCACGCTCAGGTTGTTGAGCATGTCGAGGTAATCGGCGTCGATGTTGTCGCTGTTGCCCTCGGGATCGAGTTTGGCTTCGACCCACTGCCACGGCTTGTGCAGCGCGGAGTTGTCCTTCGGGTTCTTGTTGAGGACGAACGCCTTGTATTCCCAATCCGTCTTCAGGTTTGGATTGCAGTCGAAGAAGAACTTCGGTTTCAGCTTGATCGGTTCGCCCAGCTCGTCCGTCCGGTTGGTCGGAAGGGTCTGGTTCAATCGCGTCATCAGGAACGAGACGTGGTCGTAATCGACCTCCGTGCATTCGTTGATCCAGATGCTCGCGAACTCGTTGCCGAGGATTTTATCGCGTCGGCCATCGTCCAGACCGAGGAACAGGATGATCGCCCCGCCTTGATGCGGGTTCTTGGGATCGGGGCCATTGGGAAGCGTGATCGTAGCTTCGGCTTCGCTTACCAGACACCGGGACAAAAGGCCGGGGTAGGTGTCGTCCATCACCTGTCGGAAGGTCAGGTCGAACAACGTCTGCCGACATGACGCAGCGGTCTTGCGGAAGACGCCTGTCCTGCTTCCCGGCGCACTGATCGCGCGCATGAGCAGGATGTACGAAATCAGGTAACTCTTACCCGATCGCGCACCACCTCTGTAAAGAATGTAACGATTTGCGGAGTTGCTTGCCAGTAGAGCAGCTTTACGCTGTGAAGCGGTTAGCTTGATCTGGCTTTCTATTTTAATTGTAGCCATCCGATACTTAGCTGGCGCTAAATCATCGGATGACGGACGGCCCTCGCGGACTTAATCGCGCCTCCCCGTTGTTACTGAGGAGGTTCAAATGCGCTATTTGATTGCTAGTGCTGCTTTGCTTGTCGCTTCGCCGGTGTCGGCCCAGGACCGCTTAGACTTGGTGGAGGCGGTGCCCTGCCAGACACAAGTTGTGATGGATCGCCTATGCGTCGGGATGACGAAGGACGACGCGCAGCGCGCCTACATGGGCCGCAACGGCAAATCGCAGTTCAGCCGGTGGGAGAACGCGAACGAGGTTCAGGTCAGCTGGGGCAACACCGGCAGGACGATCAGCCGGATCGAGCGCTGGTACGATGTGGACGTGAATGTGCTGATCGCGCAGATGATCGCGAAGTATGGCGAGCCCACAAATCGTGCGATGGCCAGCGATACCGCACCGATGAGCCTACGCGGCCCGCGATACGGCACGGCTATTCAGGTGGAAGTCCTGACGTGGCGGGTAGGGCAGGTGGTGATCGAAGTCCGCAACCCGCATAACGATTACCGGACTTCTGGCTTCGCAACCTACACGATCATCGACGCGGCAAAGCCACTCGAAATCTAGGTTGGCGCACTAATCTACCGCCTTGGCTCAGGGTTGTTGACGGGTTGTTTCGAGGCCGTCACACTCGGAGTGAAACGTAGCTTTCGCACTGCCCACGGAGGACGAGCAGGGCTGGCAATAGGTTTGGTCTTGGCGAAGCAGCCCTGCTCGTCCTCCGTGGGCAGGTGCCTTTGCGCGAAGCAGTATTCGACCTGCTGTGGCGAGTGCGCTTCGCCTTTTTTGGGCTTCTTGCAACCATTCTGCCTGAAATCCTCAAATCATTGTGGACAACCGCGATATTGCGGTTGCTCGGTATCGACATTTAGGCGCATTGAAATAGCCTCATTGTCTGGGCTTACCATACGACAAAACTGATGTTTTGGAAACAAGATCAATGATTTGTGATTGATTTAGCCTGACGATTTCGTCGAAGGGGCGTGTTCTTTGTCGGTAGACTGGTCTGCACTTGGAGCGATGCTTTCTGGCATCGGTACGATCATCGGCGCGGGGACAGTCGTGTTCGCCGCCCTGATCGGTCGCGACACCTTTAAGCAATGGAAGAGGCAGAAGCAGGAGGAGCGGCGAATGGCCGCTGCCGAACAGGTGCTTGTGGTCGTTTATCAGATGAAGCGAGCCATAGAGGACGCGCGAAGGCCGCTCACTTCGATCCCGTACGACGGTGCCTTTGAGACATTTCACGGGAAAGCCCGGTTCGCCCGAAAGCGACCAATTGACCTTGTGCTACTCCTCGCCGCTTCGAATTCGGTGGTTTCATCGCTCAAGGCATCGCAGGCAGCATTCACAGAAGCTCAGTCTATGTTGCCGCTGGTCAAGGCGCTGTTTGGCGACGAAACAGAGGCGCTCTTGCGGGAGATTTCGAACCAGAATTCGGAGTTGACCCACGCGGCAAATCACTACTCGCGCTTGCTAGAGCAGCGGCAGAAACAATCGGAGGCTGAACTAAAGCAGGATTGGGAAACCCTGCTTAGGCTTCAGAATTCGATCTGGCGCGAAGACGGACCAATTCGAGCGCAAGTTGAAATTGCCGAGGACCGAACCAGCCTGTCAGGTGACGCGGATATTCAGCGCCTTGAGCGCCAACTTCTCCCGATCATTCGGAACGGCTGAAGCGTCAGGTTCTGGAAAACACCTCCGAAAAATCCGAGGAGTCAGGGTTTTGAAAATGACGGCAGAATGATCGCCACCCATCTGCCCCTACGCTGACCCGAGGGGTATATACCCTCCTTCATCCGTCACCCAAGGCGAAGCCCGCCAGTTGCGTGACGGGCTTGCCCTGCATGGCTGTCAACTAAAACTCTAGGAGTCTTTGTAGAAACTACCCCTACTTATGCCGCGAGGCGGTAGACGCTCGCCCTGCCGATCCCGAGGGCCTTCGCAACGGCACTTGGTTTCATCCCCTCACCGAGCAGTCGCCGTACCTCTGCTGGGTCGATAGTGGCTTTGCGTCCCTGATACCGGCCATCGGCTTTTGCCTTGGCGATGCCCTCTGCCTGTCGCTCTGCTCGCAACGCCGTCTCGAACTCCGCGACCGCGCCCAACATGCCGAGCATCAGCTTCCCACTGCTAGTGGTGGTGTCCACCCCCGCTTGCTCGATACACCTGAACCCCACGCCCTTGTTGCTGAGCGTTTGGATCAGGTTGTGCAGATCGACGGACGAACGGGCAAAGCGGTCGAGCCGCGTCACCACGAACACATCGCCCTCTCTGGCGAACTCGATGGCGGCGAGCAGCTGGGGGCGCTTGGCTGTGGTCCCGCTTACCTTCTCGCTGAACACCTTGTCCGCGCCGGCGGCATGTAGCTGCGCAAGCTGGGGGTCGAGGTGTTGTTCGGCGGTGCTGACGCGGGCGTATCCGACGAGCATGGGGTTGTCTCCTTTGGGTCTAAGCCCATGCCGTCTGTTGTCTCGGATGGGGGATTGCGACCTAAAGGAGACGCTGCGCTCGTCTCGGGCGGGCGTGCTGCTAGGGACTAGCCATCCAAGACGGCTGCGCTACGTCGGACATGCCTACAGTGGACCCGGCAAGGGGCCGGGGGGAGCCATTGGGGTGCCTGCTTGAGCGTCGGTCAACGGCGCTCAAGCAGGGTCATCCAGGCGAATGGGTGTTCAGCTATGCCGAGATCCCCGTTCGCCCCTACAAGAGCCCTTGCAGGGGAGATGCGGGCACGATGCTGAAGCGAGTGTTGGAGCATCTGGAATATGCGGTGCTGGGGACGATCATTGCGGCTGGATGGCTGCTGATGTTGTGGCCCGCTGTTCGATGGCTATTCGGCTAGACATGGGGCCGCCGAAGGGGCAGCCAAGCCGGGATACTATTGGGGAGTGGTAGAGTGGGGAACGAAGCACCCGAGGCTTGGCAAATCGATTGCCCGAAATGCGCAACACATGTCGATCAGAACTCAATCACCTGTGCCAACTGCGATTCCCGCGCTGTGCGGATGACGGTCACGTTTATCAATGCTGCCCACGTGCGGTTCAACTGCACAGTCTGTCAGGCTCCACAGCCCGGCATTTGCTGTCCCAACTGCGGTATCGGCCTCAACGCTATTCTCGATGCGAAGTACGAGAAGCGGCCCCACCCGGACCAGCGCACCTTTCTGATCCTCTTCGCGCTGCTGTTCGCGGGCTGGATAGCGTCTGTCATTTTTCTCTAGTAGCCGTCGCCCTCGATAGCATCGCTGGGCATCACAAAGAGCGGCTGGACTGAGTGCTCGATCTGCACCTTATCGCCAAAGCGTCGGCGATGCAGCTTGCCCAAGCGATAGCGCAGATGAGCAACGCGGGCTTCATCACGGCGGAAGTCGCCGGTGCTGCTTGGCCCACCCGCTAGAATGTCCTCCGCGATGTCGTCCAGAGTGCGCGCGTGATATTCGTATGCGAGGTCAAACTGCTCGACCAACGATGGGTCGTCCATCTGCCACTTCATCACCGTCGAATAACCCGGCATGTCTGGGCGCTGGCAGACGGCACGTAGGCTTTGCCCGCAAGCGATGCTGATGACGATTTCCTCAATCACCGCTTCCGTCCGCTTCGTCGGCTGTCCCGGTCGTGCGCGAGTACCCACAGCAAGCAGATTGGTCACTTCGGGCGCAATTAGCTGCTGGGCGTGGGCCATGCTGATTGCGGGAAGTGTGGGAAGTGGAGTTATCTTGGTATTCTCGTCCATGCGGGTATTTAAGCGTTGGGAGCGAAGCGGGGGCAGGGATGAACGTCAAAGAGAACACGCCGGAAGAGATCAACAAGCATCTGAACGAGATTGCTCAGCCTCACGTCGTACGTTGTGCAAAGAGCTTTGATGAATCCGGTTCTAGGTTCGTCCACTATTCAACTGCTCAGGGCGCTCTCGGTATCATCGAGAACAACTGCCTTTGGCTTCGCAACGTCACTGTGCAGAACGATCTCTCAGAGGTCTTACATGGCGCTCAATGCCTTCGGCGGTATTGGGAAGACCAGAAGCGCCGCGCTCGTTTTGAGGAAGTCCTTTGCAGCATCGATCCAGAGGCCGCGAACATCGTCTTTAAGGCAATGGACGGCGATCTATTCGAACTGATCCACGAAACCTACATCACCTGCCTTTCTGAACATGCGGGCAAAGGGTACGAGAACGAAGACGGCTATGGTCGGCTTTCCATGTGGAGGGCTTATAACGGCGGGACGACTGGCGTGGCTCTGGTCTTCGATCCCTCGCCATTCCTGTCTGGCAGTGATGCCCATCCGATGATCCGCTTTGCCCCCGTCCACTATGCGGACGAGGCTGCTTTTGCTGCTCTGCTCGATGAAGTGATTGAGGCGATTGCGGCCAATGCTCCGCTTATCAAAGAGGTGGAGGCCGAACGGCCTGACGAGAACATCGTGGCCGACATGATGTTCAACCTGCTGAGGATCGCCTTGGTAACGACGAAGCACCCCGGTTTCCACGAGGAACGGGAGTGGCGGATCATCTACCATCCTCGTTCCGTCCCAGCCGATGCGGTGAATCACATTACATCTCAGAACGTCGAACTCGGCGGCGTTCCCCAGACAATCTACAAGATACCGCTGCTCAATTATCCCGATCAGGGGCTGACCGGCGCGACTTTGCCCGAGGCAATTCATAAGGTGATTATCGGGCCGACCAGCACGCCCTATGTGATCTGGAGAAGGCTTTGGGATGCTCTTGAAGCTGCGGGCGTCAATCTCGACAACGGGAAGCTCTGGCGGTCGGAAATTCCGCTCAGGGTTTGAGGTAATACGATGGCTCTCACGGAATTCGTTGCTGCACTGATGCCGCTGTTCAGTTCGCCGCTTGCAGTCGCACTGGCAACAGCCGCGGTGTCGTCCGCTCTGGGTTCGTATTTTGCGCTCCGAACCCTGCGTCTCCAATCGCGCGAACTCATTGATGCGAGCATTGCTTGGCAATGGGTCAACGGGCCGAACGGGAAGATGGACGAGGAGCCGTTTCTGGTGGTGCAGAACCGGTCTGCCAACCCGGCATTCCTCGTTCGCGCCCGATGGCTTCGCGGCACGATGCTCAGGGTGGAAAGCACAGCCTATGCATTCAGTTATGTGGAGCCCACAGACGGCAGCTTCCCGCTGGAAGTGAGGGCTCAGGGCGTCACCTCGTTCCCACTCTCAATGGGGCGGGCCGATCAGATTGCTCGCCGTAGCTGGTGGTACAGTCGGGCCATCAGCTATTTGTTCAAACGGTCGTATTTGTGGATCGAGGTCACGACGATCACCGGCGCGCGCCTAACCGTGGCGGCGAACGATGCGACCAGCTTCCAGAAGCGCCCGCTTTGGCTGTCGGGGCGATGGCTACCAAGGGGCAAGCCGGACTGGACATTCAACGTCTGACTGATGGGTGGTCAGCTAACTAAAGCATGACGCCCAGCCCAATCGACCAAATCAAAGCCCTCGCGGCTGCTGCTCAACAAGACAGCTACACAAACGTCCGCCTGCTCGATCTGCGAAATGCGTGGGCTCAGGGATTCACCCGCCTGGAAGACGCGCCGTGGAGGCCATGTCGGCGGAAAGCGGGCGGCTGGGAGGTCGTGCCCGACGCGGCAAATCGCGGGAAGCGTGGTGCCGACAAGGTGAAGGGCCGCACCTGATTCAACGGTTCGTCGCTTTTCTGCAAACTGGTGAAGTCTTCGGTCGCAACACTGGTGATCTGGAAGCAGACGATTGGAGCAGGGCGATGTTGCTCTGCTTCAAGGAGTGAACAACATGGCTTTCGATCCCAAGAACCTCATCCCCGCTTCGCAGGTCGCAGCTTTCGACAAGTCGGGCGGTCAGCGCACCACCAAGCAGGTCGCGCTCGACAACATCAAGAAGCAGATCGCGCTGTTCAAAGACCCCAAGGCCGAGGGCAAGCGCAACTTCAAAACCGAGGGTGATCGCACCGCTTTCAGCATCCGCATCAACAACACCGCGATGGTGCTGGAGACTGCCGATGTGAAGGGCACGAAGGTCGAGGTGAAGGAGATGACCGCTCCGAACGCCGACTTCGAAGCTGCGCTCAACTACTACGCCGGTCGTATCGAGAAGGGCGATTTCGACGCCCAGCTCAAGCTGCTCGGTGACAAGCGTGAAGCCCGTTCGGCGAAGATGAAGGAGACGCGCGCGGCCAAGCCGAAGGGCGACGCCAAAAAGTAAGCGCCCTTCCAGTTAGCGTACCAAGGGGCCGGGAAACCGGCCCCGTTTTGCTATTTCTTGCGGCTGGCCATCCGCTGCTGGTGCTTCGAACCAAGTGGTCCCGCTGAGTATGAGCGGACGGTGAAGCTGTCTCCGATGCTACCCCAGATAGCCGCAAAAGGTGAGACGGGGGCGGATGGAGGCGTACTGTCGTCCGCAGCCAGCTTTGCCAGCAACGGGTCCATTCCTTCGTCCTCGTGCAATCGAGCCGCTTCCTTCAACGTGCGGAGACGACTCCGCGCCTTTTCTAACGCGTCATCGGCTCGCTTGTTCGACTCCTTGAAGCGCTCACTCACTTCGCGAATGGCTTCCTTTTCTGCCGCCTTGGACTGATCGACCCTCTCTTCAGCGGATCGGACCTGAGCCGCCGCTCGGCCCAACTCCTCGTATAGCTTTGCTGCGTCGATGCTCATGCTGCACCTCGCGCGTCCCTAATCGCCTTCGCGAGCGTGGATTCCGACATGACGGGCGTGAACTCCTTTGCCCACTCAGCCGCTGTCTTCACCTCGCCTCTAAACTCGAAATGCTTGCGCGGACGCCCCGGATAAGGGTTGGCTGGCTTGATCACGGTATCTTCCGGCGTCCAGCCACTCGCGAGGCGCTGCGCGACCGTTGAGTAGCACATGCCCGCTTCGTCGGCCCAAACCCTGAGCGACTTAGTCACTCCGTTGACCGTCACGTATTGCGGCTTGGGACCGATCCCATGACTTGGCGCGAACAGTTCGTCGGCAGGGAGATTGCGGCGCGTCCGAGATCGAAAGCCCGCGTAGGTCAGGCCGAGGTGATCGGCCCATTCGTGCATCGTCTTTGCCTCGCCAGTCAGCGGGTTGGTGATCTGCTTGCGGCGGGTCATGCGCTTGCACCCTCATGCGAGAGCTTGAAGAGGAGCGCGGTGGCTTCATCCTTAAACGTCAGGGTGATTAGGTGCATTTGGGTCGGGACCAATTCACCGACGTTCGTTTCACCAATCGCAATGCACATCTTCTGGTCAACGAAGACATCGCGATTGATCCAGAGACGATGCTGGCGAAGGGCGCGAGCGAATTTCTCTGCGACGCATTCGTCCAGATAGCTTTGCCACTTTTCTGGGCGGCGGTTGGAAAGATGCTCGGCGAACGAATGCACTGGAAATGTGTAGGTCAGGGTGTTGTTCATCGGGGGTTTGCCCTCTCTTTGTGTGTTGCAGACTATTTAGCGCCTGCGCTCACCGAGAGGGGCCGCGCTCCCAAGCGAAGCCATGTTTGTCCGCCCACGCGCTGTAGGTCGTGCTGCTCGCCTTGCTGAGCCGCGCGTTAGGGTTCTGGAATACCAGCTTGATCGTCCAGTCGGGATGCTGGGCCTTCACCGCGAGCATCTTCTTGCGGTCAGCGGCAGGGAATTGACCCTTGCTCTCAACGATCAGCTTGCGGGCCGGATCGACAAAATCGGGCGTGTAGGTGTGCTGAGTGACGTAGGGCAGCTTGAGGGCTTCGTACTCGTACTCTGGCCCTAGCTGGCGGGCGACACGTTCCTCGAATTTGTTGCGGTAGGTGGACACCGCATAGTTAGCCTGGCCGCCCTTGGCCTATAGGTCGCCGCCCCATGCCAGCTTGAACATCAGAGCATCGTTCGTGTCCTCAAACCCTACGTCGAGCGCCAACCTGCCGGTGCTCATCAGGTGGATCGACCCACTGTAACGACCGGAGCAATTCTCACGCAGCCAATCGTCCTGCTCGTGTCCCGCGCGAAGCAATGCGACCATGACTTGAGCGCGGGGACTGAACGCCGTGGGGATAGGATCGCGGAGTAGCGTCTGGAAGACGGAACCGAGGGATGGAGCAGTGGTGTAGGTGGGCATCACCTAGTTAGCTGCTCATGGAAGTGGCCCCGGTGGCGAGAGCAACCCGACCACCGAGACCACCACAGAAACGTCCTAATCCGATTGCAAAGGAGAATTATGGACGCCGGTATTTATGCCCGGATGAAGCCGAGCCGACGCGCCTCCTTCGAATAGGCGCTGAGCGTCTTCTGCGCTTCGAACGCAATGTCGCGCTCGATCCGCATACCGAGCGGCAACCTGACCGACCACAGTTCGTCCAAGCAGACTGAGCCCATCTCAGGACAACCAAATCCGAGATCGGCGAGGCCGAACGCGATGCTGGTTTCCGGCTCAAGCTCTGTGAGCAGCCATGTGCCCGCGCCGACCGGGTTGAACAGCTTTACGTGGGGTTTGAAGTCGATTTCCCTGCTGGTGCCCTTCACGGGCTCCTGCTCGCGGTAATTGGCTTCAAGCTGCGTCACGTCCTCGGGACGCAGCATTTTCGTCTTCCATTCCATTTGGGCCTCCTTGTTGTTGGCCCACGGTCAGACGACGCCTTCTGGTGCGGAAATCAACCGCTCAGGTGGCTAACTAATCGATGGCGAAAGGAAAAAACCCAAACAAGCGAAGGCGCATCCCGAAGAAGGTCCGCATTCTCCAGGAGGAAATCTCGGAGAGCCGTGCGGCTCTGATCAACGGCTTGGCAGACAATCTGATGGCTGAGTTAGAGCAGCGCTTAGCGGCGCGACGGAAGCAGAAGCACCGTCACGATTAACAGACGCAACTCGTCGCTCTTTGGTCGCAAGTCTGGTGGAATGGCGTCTTCTGATCTGGCTCCAACGAGGAGCCAGTTATGTACATCGACATTGAACAGCTTTGCAGCGACGCACAGGAGTTTCTGGACAGCGACCCCCGCTTCTTCAACGAGAATGAGGGCAGCTTCGAATACCATTACGAGCGCGTGTTCTTCACCAAGACGCCCGACCTGTTCGTGCTGGAAGTGCAGGGGATCGAGGTTAGCTGCATCCGCCCCTGAGAAGCCCGCGCAGCCCTACATTGGTCACGAAGCAGCCTTCGGGCTGCTTCGCCTGTCTCGGCCCTGTGTGACGCTCGCTGGGCGCGCTCAGCCTATAACGGCTTCGCCCTCAAGCAGCTTGCCGGTGTCATCGAACAGCCACCACGATTGATCGTCGGGCTCGACACGGAAGAGGCCGGTGGGTGTGATTGCGATGCGCTTGATGAGCCGCCGGAGGCTCATGTTGACCCGACCGCGAGCGTAGGATCGGATCTCGTCATCTGGGCTGTTGAGTTCGGCGCGAAGGCTCTCAATTAGAGCAACATCGTCATCGCTTGCGGGCTTGGCGCTCTCAATCGCGAGCGCTTTCTGTGCTGCGGCAATCTCTGCGTCCTGTCTCTCGATAGCCGCTTCAAGTTCGCCGACGCGCTGCACGATGGCCTTTGATCCTCCATCGGCCAGCACATCAACGAGGTTCGACAGGCGCGTTTGATCGGCTTCGCGAAGTCTCACCAACTCCGCGATGCGCTGGCGCAGTTCAAGCGCTGCGGGGTTGTCGGAGCGCTTCTCCACCAGCTTCGGCAGCATCTCTTCCAAGACGGTCCATTCAAGCACATCGTAGGATAGGATCGTCCCGTTATCGCAGTCATGCTTGCGGCGGGCTTTGTCGCATCGCACTCTGCGATGGTCGTTGCGCTTGTAGGTGACTAGTTCGCCGCTCTTGCGCCGATAGGTCTGGCCCTTGTCGATCTGGTGACGGAAATGAGCGCCACCGCCGCACTGTTCGCAGACGATGATGCCCTGCAAGAGATTGCGGTTGAGGTTGATCTTTTCCGTTTTCTGGTTGCCCTTCCGCATTGCGAGAGCAGCTTGAGCCCTGTTCCACTTTTCGGTGGAGATGGCTTGCGGCCAGAAGTCGGTAGAGATGGTCTTCCCATCGTGCTTCACGTACTCGCCGAGAACGGTGCGCTTGGTGAGCAGCCGGTAAATGTAGCTGTAGAACCAGCCGTTATTGCCCCGACGCTGCTCAGGTGGCGTCCAGCTTGGCTCCTCGCGAGCGTGGAGGATCGTCACGATTTTGTGGATGCCCACGCCGTCGATGTAGAGGTCATAGATGTCGTTGAGCACCCTCACCCGATGGTCGTTCAGCACCAGCTCCCCATCGACCCGATCAAGCCAGAGCGGCTGATTAGGCATTGGGAGGTTCTTCGCGCCTGTCGCTATTCGGTCAAACCGGCTTCGCCATGACGCGGTAACGCGCTTGCTCTTCTTATCGCTCTCCTGATGCGCGTTGATCGCGCTCATCATAAGCAGCAGAACGTCTTCTAACTCGCCGCTTTCGTTTGCGCCGTAGATGCGACCGTCATGAAAGGTCGCCACATCGACGCCACACTCGTTTAGGCCCCAAATTAGCCGCGCAGCAGCTTTCGGACCCTGACGGCTCAAGCGGTCCACATTCTCAACCAGAAGCACCTTACCCCGGTGCAGCCCGTTTCTCGCTTCCAACTCAAATTGGTGAAGTGATGAACCCTCTAGGCGATTGTTGCCGTGGTAGGCGCTGCGCCCCTCGTCGGTGATCGTGGCTTCGACTGTCCAACCCTGCTCGGCCGCAAACTCCCGGCCCAAGGTCAATTGTCGTTCTAGCGAGTAGCCCTTACTCTGCTCGGACGATGAAAAGCGGGCGTAAACAATTGCATTCGCGGGCATTAGCGCACCCCTCCAGCTGCTTGAGTAGCTTTCGGCTACGTGCAAAGCAAACTGTGTGCAATTGGTCGCGGCGATGAATCCGTGCCGCTGCGGGCATCTGGGCGATCCGGCGCTGGCCTGTGCGCGGGCGCCGAAATGCGCGGCGGATTATCAGGCGAAGGTCTCGGGGCCGTTGCTCGACCGGATCGACCTACATGTCGAAGTCCAGCCGGTGACCGCCGCCGACCTGATCCTTCCCGCGCCGGCCGAAGCCTCCGCGCAAGTCGCCGCGCGCGTGGCCGAGGCGCGGGCACTGCAGGCGGCGCGCTATGCCGGGGTGCCGGCGCGGACCAATGCCGAGGCGGAGGGCGAATTGCTGACGGCGGTGGCGACGCCGGACGAACCCGGGCGCAAGCTGCTGGCACAGGCGGCGGAAGCGATGCGGCTATCGGCGCGGGGCTATACCCGCGTGCTGCGTGTGGCGCGGACGGTGGCGGATCTGGCGGGCAGCGAGGGCGTCGGGCGCATCCATGTCGCGGAGGCGCTGAGCTACCGGCGGCAAGCGCCGCGGAGCTGATCTACCAGTTGATGTGGAGCGGTTCGGACATCCAGCGATGGAAGACGATCGACCGGTTCCAGGGGATCTGATCCGTCAGCACGTCGATGGTCCTTCGCTCTACGTCGAGGGTCGAGCGCGCATCGTGGCGGGTCAATCGTCCGGCCCGTTGCAGGAAATTCTCTCGCAAACCGGCGGGCGACGTATTCCGGATGGCCGGCCAATTGTGGATCGCCGCCTGCAACAGGCTGTCGCAGTTATCGACTTCCTCCGGCGTCGGTGTGACCGATGCGATGGCCGGGGTGGCGGGATCGAAGCCGCAGAGCAGCTTGTTGAGCGTCAGTTCCGGTTCGGTCGCATCCCAGCGCGCCTCCGCCAGATACTGGAGGAGATATACCGCGCGGGGATCGAGCAGGGGCCGATCCGCGCCTGTTCGGGTGATCAGTCCCAGCCGGTCGAACAGGGGCGGGAGGAAGGGACTGAGCAGCACCAGCCCGGCGTTGCCGACATAGGTGATATCCGCTGGTTCCCGCTCCATGACCGCATGGCTTCCATGATTGCGCGGCGGGGTCAACGCGCGGTAGATTCCGTCAGCGCCGACTCGACATGAAGCCGGCGAACAGGGAGGCGGATATGGCCATCCGACACCGCTTGTTTTGCGTGGCTTTCGTCGCTGCGAGCCTTTGGGTTGCTCCGGCCTGTGCCCAGTCCGCCGAACTAGCCGAGATCGACGCCCTCGTCCGCAACAGCGAAGGCGTGCAGAGCGGGATGGCGCTGGCGCGGCGGCAGATCGGGGAAAGCGACCTGATCGGCGCGGTGGCGACGCTGGAGCGGCTGCTGATCGACCATCCCGAAGCGGACGAGGCGCTGTTGCTGCATGTCAGCCTGCTCTGCCGCCTCGACGACAAACAGGGTGCGCGCGCCGAACTGGCCGAGATGGACCGGATCCGGGTGAGCGAAACTGCATGGGCGGAAGTGACGGCGGCGTGCGGCGCGGTGCCGCGGCCGCAGGGCTGGGGAGGCTAAGGCGATGCGGATCGGATTGGCCCTCGCGACTTCGGCCGCCGCGATCGCGATCGTGGCCGCTGCCGCGCCTGTCGCCGAACAGATCGTCGGCGCGGCCACGGCGGTGAAGAACGATGTGCGCATTCGCAAGCCCGCGGGCGGGGTGGCGCGCCCGGTGGCGCTGCGGCAGCGGATCGCGCTGGGCGACGGCGTCCAGACCGGCGCGAAGAGCCAGTTGCAGATCGTGCTGCTCGATCGATCGGTGTTCACCGTCGGCGCCAATGCGCGGGTGACGATCGACCGGTTCGTCTATGATCCGGGCCGGCCGAGCAGTGTCGGCGCGACGGTGACGCGAGGTGCGTTCCGCTTCATGTCCGGCCGGGGCGGGAGCAATGGATCCTCGATCCGCACGCCGGTCGCTTCGATCGGGGTGCGCGGGACCATCCTCGAAGGCGTGGTAGGTCCCGATGCGGCGCTGATCGCGGCGGGCGAGCGGGCGGTGGGACGGATCGCCTCCGATCCAGAGACCGCGTCGCTGATCGTGCGGCGCGGCCCGGGCCGGGCGACGCAGGGCGGCGCGAGGCCGGGGGCGATCGATGTGAGCGCGGGCGGGCGCACCGTCACTGCCGACCGGCCGCTACAGGCGATCTATGTGCCGCGCGCGGGCGCCGCGCCGATCGGGCCGTTTCCGATTTCCAATGCCGGGCTGATGCAGTTGCAGGCGATCCTGCATCCTTCGGTCGCGGCGCGGCTGGGGATTCTCGGCCCCGAGGACAATGCCGCGACCGCGACCGGCGAGCCCGGTTTGACCTGGCCCGTGCCCTCGCAGCCGGCGCGACCGCCGCGCCTGCGTCCGCCGGGCGGTGGGTTCGACGACGATGCCCCGCCCGCCTATCGCGGACCGGGCAATATTCCCGATCTGCCCTCGGTCGAGCCGCGCCGCCCGCCGTCGCAGCCCCAGTCCCCGAACCAGCCTCAGAATCAGGCGCCGTCCTCGCTGCGGGCAGCGCCTGCGCCGTCCGATGCTCCAGCCCGGGCACCCACCTCCGCAGGCAAGCCGGTCGCAACCGATATGCAGCAACCGCAGTCCGCTCCGCCCGCGCCCAACGATTCGGTGAAAGCGCCGCCGCAGCAGCCCGGCCCCACGCCGACGCCCACGCCGGCAAAAGGATATAAGCCGCCGAAGTGA